CTTTTCAAAATCCTTGGGATTCATAGTCATTACGGCCTTGGCGTTATCACCAAGGAATGCCTGTTTAATCGCCTCTTCTTTGTACAACTTTTCAAGGTTGGGTATCTCGTCAGCCGCACGCTCTACGCGCCTTGCGCCGTAATCGCCTTTGCTTTTACGAACAGCCTCCTTAACATTGCTAACTTTGCTTGGAATAATGATGCTAGGTGCCTCAATTTTCTTTGCGGCTATAGCGGCATCAGCGGCCTTTTCTGCTTTGTTAATGGCACCCATCAAGCCTTTGCCAATCTTGCCGCCATCAACCATGTGGACTGGCTTATCAAAGATGCTTCCGCCTTTTGCCATCTTGACTGGCTTGCTTTGAACGCGGCCACCGATGGCCTTGTGCATAGCGAATCGCTTTTGGAAGCGGGCCATATCCTCTGGGGATTCTTTGCGATCTACAGCACCGCCGTCCTTGCGCAGGAAGCCCTTGCCTGTGACCATGTCGTTCATTACCTCGGTGGGTGACTTGCCTGTCTGCTCGGCAGTGCGCTTGATCAGCCTCTCAAGGTTGTCCACATAGTTCTCTGGCTTGGTCTTCAAAGCCGTGATGTTGTCACCTTCTTTGGGTACACCAGAGCCATACCAACCCAGCGCCTGCGCCTCTGCTGGCTCAACACCGTGGCGCTTTGCGCCGCGTTGCCATAACTCTTCAAAGCCTGCGTATTCAGAACCAGAAGGAGCGGCCTCCCAGAAACCGGGGCGCTGTTGCGCCTCCCGCATCGTCATCTCGCCAGTGTCAAACATTTCACGCGGCTTGTAGGAGTTGATGATATTTCCCTTGTCATCCTTCTCTACCAACTTGCTCGTCAGCCAACGCGGGTCACCCTGCTCGATGATTGGGCCACGCAATGCATTTACATCCACCGTCACTGGCTTAAGGTTGCCAAGCAAGTTTTCGTAGAAGGTGCCCAACTTTTTATTTGGTGGCAGTGCCTCTCCCGTTTTGCCTTGATGAATCATCAGGGCGCGGTTAAAGATGTCACCCTGCGCCAGCGATCCATACCCCTCTGGCAGTTCAATCAATGTGCGACCTTCAGCCAGCGAAGGGTTTACCTTCAACTCTTCTTTAAGTTTGTTGGTTAAAAGCAAAGAGTTGTCAGGCATTTGGCCTGTCTGACTCAGGTAATAAAGGTACGAACCCATTTGGTTCTGCTTGTCTACTGGGTTGCGTTGGCTGGCGCTTGCCAGTTGGGCCATCAGTGACTCAAACTGCTCTGGTGTGCGGCCAGCATCCATTGCAACTTGGCGTAGAGGCTCAGTGCCGTACCACTCTTGCACATTCAACTCTTTGCCCTTGTTGATCAGGCTGTCCACCTTCTTGCGGGCCTTGGGACTGTCAAGCAAGTCTTGCGTGCGTTCGTTGTACTTGGGCGACTTGCCCTCGGCGCGGGCCTTGTCCACCATCACCATGCGGGGCAAGTCCTTTTGGTCACGCAAGGTGTACATCCCATTGTCGCGTGGCATCAATGGCAAGCCAGTGCCTTGGGGGCGCGTCATCGGCGCTTGCTGGGACTCCAGCACATCGGCAATCTTGGACTCGCTGGCTTTCTTGGCTTTCGCCATCTCTTTGGCTTTGGTCAGAGCGCCCGTGACGCCTCTGCTTACTCTTCCTGCGTCTGCCATATGCTTCACTCCTCCGCCTTCGGCGTATATATCGGGCAAAATGATTGGTTTTCTTCTTACAACATCTTGTTTAAAATTATCAAAATGGCTTTCTGGCACAACTTTATTGCCAGTCATTGCTAACTCTTCTTTTAGCGCCTCAATGTAATCTTCTTGACTGCGACGGGGAAATGGTTCGCGCAATTCAGAACGCGGGTTCAATAGCACAAGACCAGCCTCTTCGCCTTTGTTAGCCATCACACGGTTGCGGTGACGGCCTTCGTGACCAGAAATAAATGGTGAAGTTGATGATCCCTGTCTTTTCTTGTTAATTTCTAAAAATGGCACATCATCAAACGCTCCAACATTTGGCAAGTATTCGCTCATGTAATCAGGATAAGCCAATCGTTCACCGCTTGTGGTGTACCGCGTTGAATTGGCATCCATAAAACGGGGATCAAGAGGCGCGGCATACTTTTCAAAATCCTTGGGATTCATAGTCATTACGGCCTTGGCGTTATCACCAAGGAATGCCTGTTTAATCGCCTCTTCTTT